CATGAACGACCCGATGGTGAAGGGGATCGCGCTCGTGTGCGACAGCCCTGGCGGCCACGTCGCGGGCAACTTCGAGCTCGTGGACAAGATGTACGCGATGCGCGGGACCAAGCCCATCTGGGGCTTCGCGCACGAGGCGGCCTATTCGGCCTGTTACTCGATCATCTCCTGCGCTGATCCCGGCAAGGTCTGGGTCTCGAAGACCGGCGGCGTCGGCTCGATCGGCGTGGTCACGTCCCACTGGGACGTCTCCGAGGCGATGAAGAAGGAAGGCTACAAGATCACCTTCATCTTCGCCGGCAAGCACAAGGTCGACGGCAACTCTTACGAGGCGCTGGCGCCCGAAGTGAAGGATCGAATTCAGGTGCGTATCGACGCCCTGTACGACGTTTTCGTGTCCACCGTGGCGCGGAACCGGGGACTGGACGAGCAGGCGGTTCGGGACACCGAAGCCCTGACTTTCACAGCCTCCGAAGCACTGTCGAACGGCTTGGCCGACCAGATCGGTCCGCTCGACGACGCCCTGGCCGCTTTCGCGGCCGATTTGTCCTCATCTGAAGGAGATGCAGACATGACTACGGACACTTCGGCGGCCGATCAAGCCGCCCTGGATACCGCCCGCGCCGAAGGCCATGCCGCCGGCCGGACTGAAGGTGTGACCGCCGGTCGCGCCGAAGGCGTCACCGCCGAGCGCACGCGCATCACGGCCATCCTCGCCTCCGAGGAAGGCAAGACGCGTCCGATCGCGGCCCTGGCCGCCGCGCTCGACACCGAAATGACGGCCGAGCAGGCCGCCACGTTCCTCGGCAAGCTGCCGGCGGAAGGCAAGACCGAGGCCAAGTCGGGCAAGACCCTGGACGAGGCCATGGAAGAAACCGGCGGCGGCGCGGGCGTGACGGCCGAGGGCAGCGATCAAGGGACCGACATGGTCGCGCAGATCCTCGCCAACTCCACCGTCGCCACCGGCCGCAAGTACGGCGAGCAGAAGAAGCCCGCCTAACCGCAGGCTCAGCGGTCTCTCCTAGCCCAACCCTTTCCTCCTGACGAAGGAACTACGGATATGACTACGATCATCATCGGCGGCCTCGGCGACCAGGGCATGGCCTCTTTGGCCACTCAGGACTTCGCCACCGTCGAACTGTTCTCCGGCGACGTGGACGTCTTCTCCGAGACCGAAACGCTGCTCGACCCTTCCGGCGACCTGCCGGCCTTCACCGTGGTCGGTCGCATCACGGCCTCCAAGAAGGTCACGCTGTGCGATCCGGGCGCCTCGGACGGCTCCCAGAAGCCGGTCGGCATCACCACGGCGCCGGTCATCGACAACGGCACGGACCAGAAGCTTCAGGTCTTCAAGTCGGGCTGCTTCAACCCCGACGCCCTGAACTGGCACGCGTCGTTCAACACGGACGACCTGAAGCGCCTGGCGTTCAAGGGCGGCGAGTCCCCGCTGATCTTCATCCAGAAGCGCGCCGGCTAATACGGGACGCCGTCGCGAGGCGGCTTCCTGCCTACTGTTTCAACATTCGGTTGAAGGAACCACCGAAATGTCTATCCAAGTTCAACTCTACGACACCCGGACTCTTCTGGGCGTCATGCAGGCGCAGGAAGCCCCCAGCAACTACTGGCTGGACCTGTGCTTCAACGAGCAACTGACCTTCGACGACGAGTTCATCGACTTCGAGAAGATGAACCGCAAGGGTCGCCGCCTCGCGCCGTTCGTGGCTCCGCTTGCCCAAGGCAAGCCGCTGCTGCGTGAAGGCTCGACCGTCACCCGTCTGAAGGTCGCCTACTCGAAGATGCTCGATCCGGTCACCCCGACGCGGATGATGCGCCGTCGTCCGGGCGAACTGCTCGCGCCGATCCCGCAGAATCCGCAACAGCGTCGCGACGCCATCATCGCCGACATCGTCGCCGCGCACCGCGACGCGGTCGAACGTCGGTGGGAATGGCTGGCCGCTCGTGCGGTGATCGACGGGGCCGTCACCATCGTCGGCGACGACTACCCGGCGCGCTACGTCGACTTCCAGCGTCCCTCCGGCAACACTGTGACCCTTGGTTCCGGCGCGCGCTGGGGCGACAATGGCGTGTCGATCCTCAGCAACCTCAACGCCTGGATCTTCAGCATGACGACCGCCCCCTACGGCGGGCCCGTCACGCGCCTGACCCTCGGCCCCGACGCCTGCGACGTCCTGCTGAAGGACGCCGAGGTCAAGGCGCAGATGGACATCATGACTCGCGGCACCGTGGTCAACGTGAACACGGGCGTTCGCGAGGGTCAGCAGATCGAGTTCATGGGCAAGCTGTCGCCCACGCTCGAGGTCTATCGGTACACCGACTACTACGAGGACACGGACGGCTCGTTCCAGCCGTTCCTCGATCCGAAGTCGGCGGTGCTGACCGGGCCGAACCTGCAGGGCATCCGCGCCTTCGGCGCCATCCAGGATGCCCACGCGCAGTTCCAAGCGCTGCCGGTCTTCGTGCGCAATTACATCGAAGACAACCCCGGCATCGAATACGTGCTGTCGCAGTCGGCGCCGCTGATGGTCCCGATGAACCCCGTCCAGTCCTTCAAAGCGCGGGTGCTGGCCTAACCGGACTACCGGGCGGCTCGCCAGGGTCGCCCGGACATTCACCATTGACGTGAGAACCAAAGATGAAAGTGATTGCGCTCCACCGCGTGGAACGTCGGCCTGATCCCAAGGGGCCGATCCGTATCCACCTTCCCGCGGCCCCCGGCCGTCCGGCCGACCTGTTCGATGTGAGCGAGGAAGAGTTCAAGGAGCTCATCGCCGCCGGCGCCATCAAGCGGGCCACCAAGACTGATGCCGCCCTGGCCGAGGTCCGTGAGTCCGGCGAGGGCGAAACCCTCCTGGACGACGAGAAGGACAAGGACCCGCCTGTCGTCGATCCGAAGGCGGACAAGAAGGGCGGCAAGGACAAGCCGGCCGACACCAAGTCGCAGACCGGCGACAACGAAGACGACCTGGTCTAGCCAATGTCGAGAATGCGCGACACAAAGCGTCGTGCGCGCCGGGACCTGCATCGTGAGGCGCAGGTCCCGGTTCTCTACCTCGTGGAAGGTGAACTGCCGCAGCTCGTTGGAGCGCGGGTCCACACGAAATTCGGAGCGCTTGCGGGCGCGGATGCGCCGACGTACGGCGCCAGCTCGCAAGAAGCCCAACCCAAGATCAGATTCCTTCGGTGCGACCTCGCGCCCGTGCGCAACGCGGTGATCTCCGTTGCAGCCGGCGAGGCCTACCGCATCGGCATGGTCGAACCGCCTGACGACGAGTTCGTCTACGCGCACGTTTCGCGGCTGTCGGCGGCCGAGTGCGCCAACCTTCCCATCCCAGACGACGACTGAGGCCGACCATGGCGGCTTACGTCTACGCAGTCGAAGGCCTGGGCGACCTCGGTCCCTTCGACGATCTGCCCGCGCACATTGTGCTGGCCGCACGCCAGGCCGTGAACAAGACGGCCGACCGGGCTCGCACTGCCGGCGCGCGCCTGATGCAGCAGCAGGTCGCCTTCGGCGCGGCCTACATCAACGAGCGCCTTCAGGTGACCAAGCGCGCGCAGGGAACATCCCTGGAGGCCAAGGTCACCGGCCGCTTCCGCGCGACCTCCCTGGCGCGCTTCGAGAGCAGCAACGCGGCGCCCGGGCAGAAGGGCGGCCTGCGGGTGGAAGTGAAGCCTGGCGTGGCTAAGTTCATGCCGAACGCCTTCCTGATGAAGCTGCGCAGCGGCGGCGAGCTGACCGACACCAAGTTCAACCTCGGCCTGGCCATCCGTCTGCGGCCGGGTGAGACGCTGCACAACAAGCGGCAGCTCAAGCACGTCGGGCGCAATCTCTACCTGCTCTATGGACCGTCCATCGACCAGGTCTTCCGCTCCGTCGCGCACGAGATCGTGCCCGACATGACCGAATTCCTGGCAGCGGAATTTCAACGCCTCGTGGAGCTGCGGAAATGACCGATCTGCCTGACCCCTTCCGTCTGCGCGTGCTTAAGAACCTGACGGCCTTGTTCGAAGGCATCACGATCGAGAACGGCTATCGCCACGACCTCGTCGCCTCGGTGTTCCGCGGGCGGACGCTGTTCGGCGACGACGACGTGCTGCCCCTGCTGGCCATCCTCGAGCCGCCGATCCCGGTCGAACTCACGGCCGCCCCTCGTGGCAGCGCCGGCAGTGTCGGCGACTGGGTTCTCCTGGTGCAGGGCTTCGTCCTGGACGACCCGAAGCACCCGACAGATCCCGCGCACTACCTGATGGCCGACGTGAAGAAGGCCGTCGCGCTCGAATGCGTGAAGGATCGAGGGCGCAACCTGCTCGGCATGGGTGGGCGGG